TGGACACCCTTTGGAGACCTGGACACGCAGGCAACCACCCCGGCAGACTGATTACTCAGAACGCTTGGATGACGGCTTGCAGAGCCAGGTGGCACGTAGACGCAGTATCCGCGATCCAGCTTTGGCCTCGTTCTGGTACATCTGCCTCCGGCAGACGCCATGCAATGAGGGGCCGAGCTTGGGAGAGGAACTCGATCGTGCTTTGTTAACCTTGGCGCAACTGCCGACCCTTCGTGCGAAGTTTGGTGAGACAGGCCCTGAAGGCGTGAGCCCTAAGGAACCTAATCTCAGACTTGCGTTCGGAGAAGGTAGTAAGCTAGGCGAAACAAGGCACCACGGTGGCAAGGGCTCTCTCTTCTTCCCAGAAGAGCTTCCAGTTTCCGACCGGAAGAGGACCAATGAAGGTCTTAGAGTCAGCCAGACCGAGGTCGAGCAACTCACCTTCCTCCACCGCGAGTTTCCTGCCTTCATCAGAGAACTAGGTTGCAATCTTCCAGTTCTAGTCGAGAGATCGACAAAGAGCCATGGAGAACCGCTTCCCGGAACTCAGAAGGTCTAGGGCCTCTGCCTCAGATTGACTTGAGGTCGGTGCCCAACGGAACCCACCGTGGGAAAGGGGGAATCCCGAGCAAAGCAACAACTGGTCTTTTGCGAACTGCGGTAGCCAAGGAACTCTCAGATTGATGTAGTTCCGTATGGGTCGATCAGCGTGGGGGCCTGTCGCGAGAGCGTCAAGCGCAATCACCTGTATGATCCCAGCAGAATTGCATCGAATGGGGTTGTCTCCAATGAAGCTTCTCGGGAGAGAACGAGAGGTTAATCCTTTAACCGGAATCACCGGTGCCCGTTGACCGGACACGATGAAACCGTCGGGATTGACATCGAACTCGAAGAGTCGCTCTAGGAAGACCCCTCTGAGGGTTCCAGCCGGTGTTCTGGTGGACTCGAAGTGCTTCCCCTCTGAGGCTTACCCTCCGGAGCGGGCCACAAGCTCCTTGTAGCGCTTAGCCCCTTCTCGCGTAGTAGCGATAAGGGCGTCGTCGCCGCAAATGTGGAACTTGTGAGCGCGCCTGGAGGCCTCGCCTTTAGAGGTTCTGCGCATCTAATCCATCCACCAAAGGTGTATCAGACTTAGCAGGCACCAAGACGTTGGGAGCCCCATGAGGGACCCGCGCGTCGAGGTGACCTCGTCGCCGTCTGGATATTTGAGGATCTAGGGACCGTGCAAGTGGCGCAGAATCTCAATCTCGAGCTCGGAGAGCTTACCCGATTCGACCAAACCGTCAATAACGGCGGTGAGGATATCGAACGGGAGCAGATCCGTAGCTCGAGTGAGGTCTGTGCTAACAAGCACACCCCCATGACCCCCAACCAGATGTTTGATGAGGGCTTCGTCCTGAGCACCTGAAAGTGGAGCCAGGGTACCGGGGCAATGCCGCAACGCAGAGAACAGGTGTTTCCTCACTGCATGCCCCAGGACTTGGGTATATGCTGGACCGGTAGTGACGACCCTAGTCTTCACTCCACGTTCTGCGAGTACCGACACTCTGTGCCGAGGTAACTCCCCACTCCGAAGCCCGCTCAGGGCGTACGAGAGGAATTTTGCCTCGAGGGTCGCTTGAGCCCCCAGCGCGTCCGTCGAAAGACTGACCGGGAGCTCCACGTCCCATTGCACGGTCAGTAGGTGGCGGAGTAAGCCCCCTTTTCCTTAACCACGCTCCAAGCAAGAACTGCTTGACGGCCAGTCCGGCCGCATGAGTGGATGGTTGAGTTTTCGGAGGTTCCTCTTAGCCCACTGACAAGTGAAAGTGCGAACAGATAGGAGATCGGAAGGTCGGGTTGAGAAGCGCGAAGTGTAGTCCACCTTGTGCTGCTATAGAGCAGCCACCTGAGCGACCTTGCCCGCGGGAGGAAGAGCCCGTCCTATAAAGGAGAGCTAACCGTCAAGGTTAGAGCCGTACTCAAGTATCCACTTGGAACGGTACCTTGCGGCAGCCTACTTTACTACGGACAGACGGCTCGGATCAACCGCTGCAAGAGCCTAGGTGTAGAGTGAAGACCTTTCCGCGTTTCCGCGACCGACCCCTCCGGCAGCGAAGGCCGCCAATACTGCCCGGACTGGCATCGACTGGTAGTCGAGCCTGGTGCTCTTGACTTAGGATCCGCCATTGTCCTTACCTTGCCTGTGACCCTCTCCCGAGGGGATCGACTTGTTGGGGACTCTGGAAGCCCGACCGCGCCTCTGAGCGCCACCGGCTCCCTATTGGAGACGGTGGACGACATCGCTCAGCGCCCGGCCTGGCACGGGATCTTTCGGTTAGGAAGCTCCGAGTCTGGGATAGTCTTGGTCGTACTAAGCTTGGGAGGCTAGTGCCGAAATTACCGAGGACTGCTTCTGCGCTTCTTTCTCGATGGCTCGTCTTGCCCTCCTCGCCCGCTCGCGTTGGCGACGATTGACCACAGGGGCCCCTTGACTCAATGGGGCCTACTGCCGGCCTTCTCGTCGACCTTTTCGTGCGGCCGAAGGACGGGGTGAGAGGTTATTCGAGGCGGAAGCGTGGGCGACCACGTGCGGGGTGCACGCGTTCGGGCTTTGCCATGCCAAGGCTCAGCGCGCCTGCTCATCTTTCGTTCCTGCGGGGACAGGAGATG